TTATACCTTGGCTGCGAGTGACTTGGCAAGCACTGTCTTGGCTACAAATACCAGTCCTTCCAGAACCAGCGGCAGCACGATTCCATCACGGATGCGGCACCAGCCTGTCTCTGCAGGTGCCTGCTCACGGACCTTGGCAACAAAGTGGGCCACTGCTTCCTCAATGGCCGGGAATACATTGTCAATGATAGACTGTGTAACCTTGGTCTTCAGCTCCTCGGTTACCTCCTCTACCTTCAGGGTCTCTACTATGCTGTCACGAATCTCTGTCCATTTGCTCATAATGATTACCTCCTTATTAATAAAGACCTGCACGGTCATTGATAACGAAAATGCGCAGCATATCCAAAGAAAGGTCAAGGTCAGCTGGTAAGCCGTCCTGATCAGTTGATCCCTTGCCAGTCAGCAGTCCCTTCTCGACCATCTTGCGGATAGTAGGCTGAGCCCACTCAGGACACGCGGACACAGTATTGAAGCGTTCGGTGCTTCTTGCACCCTGTGGCTCCGGCTCCACGATTTCCTCTTTACCAGGATTGGCGTACCAGTTTGCCTTGCCGGTAATAGTCCCATCATTGAGCAATGACTGAAGGTTTTCTCCAGGGCAGCTGGTGGCCATAAGCTCACCATGGCCTACAATATGATCAGTATCAATAGGAATACCGTAGCGGGTGCAGATATCGGCAACCAGTTCAGCGCAGTTCTCGATCTGCTTCTCGGTAGGAACTGCAGCGTCAAAATCACCGGAAATGTGGATACCAATAGTATGACTGTTTTCCCCATAAGCATGAGAACCGATGGCCCATTCCGGGCGTCCACGCTCAATAGTGCCATCTTTTCTGATTACATAGTGATACCCTATTCCGGACCAGCCCTGATTAAGATGCCAGCCGTGGATCTGTTCAGCTGTAGCGTCGATATCATTACCACCTGTATGATGCAGCACAACCATATTGGTAATACTGCGCTCTGACAGGCTGGTAAAATCCAAATTAGTCTCGACAATTTTTACACTCATTTTTATCCTCCTTCTTGTGGTGAATTGGAAAAGGCGACTCGTGAAAGAGCCGCCTTCTTATTTCATGGAGCATATCCAGACAAAAGCCATTTTCTTTTGCAATCGCTATGAAATCTAGCGTACATCTGGCTAAGGTCTGCCATTTTCTACTTTCCATTTTGGTTCCCTTTTTCGATGTGCGAAGTGCCACGACCACCAATAAATGACATCAAACCCGTTAATATCAGCTTTGCAAAGTCGATTTCTCCAGTACACACGCAAATCAAAAGACTAATACTTACCACCACAACCACAATAAAATCCGCTTTGCATAATTCTTTGATTAAAACATTCACCGGGTATCACCCCTTTCCAAGCTATCTAACCGATGATGGGCCGACTTCGCCCTTGCATCTATTTCTGTAATTCTAAGCTCCATTTCGTGCCGTCTTTCCTCGCCGTTTTTGATTTCCTTCCGTAGTTCTTTTATGGCCTCGCTTAATGACTCAATGGCTGAGTTTAAAGGGTTTAGGATTACATAGCGGAAAACGCCCCAAATGACGACCAAAGCTCCCGTCAATGGGGCAAAGTCTTTTAAAAGATCCATAATACCTCCTCCGATTTTCTGTTATCCTTCTAAAATGAAGGAGATGATTTACATGAAATTACCGAATGGTTTTGGCACGGTCTATCGGCTGCAGGGCAACCGGCGGAGGCCGTATGTAGTCAAGAAAACTATCCAAGGCAAACAGAAAGCACTTGGGTATTTCGCCACCTTCGATGAGGCCATGGCCTATCTGGTGGACCATAATCGCGACCCTGCCCTGCTCAGTCCAAGCAGTACAACTTTTAGTGAAGTTTATGCTCTTTGGAAAGCCAAACACTTTCCGGAGCTTCGCAGCGAATCCGCAAGGGTAAGTTACCGCAACAGTTACCGACATTGTTCCCGCCTCCATTCCATGAAGTTCGTTGATATCAGGCTTCCACACCTGGATATGGTTATTGACGATGTACGCGCAGCCGGTTGCGGATATCCTACCCAGAAGAAAGTCCGCTGCCTGCTGGAGCAGCTTTATAAGTATGCTGCCAAATACGACCTGATTACCCGTGACTATGCCCGCTATCTTGATATTGATAAGCCCAGGAAGCTCCATATCAAGAAGCCAGAAGTAACCAGTCTTAAGGTTAAGGAACAGATCACGCAGTCCCTTCAGCTCAGGAGCTGTATAATCGTAGCCGAAATAGGCCATGCTGTTCTCCTGAAAATCCTCTGCGGTAACGGTGAATACCTCACCTACAGGGCCCCAGTCAAGAGTAAGGGGCATTGTGCCATAACCGCGGTCCGCAATATCTACAGATGCACGAACCTTGGAAACAAAATTAATATAAGTGCCTGGAAGTTTCTTGTTCTGAAACAGCCAAGTGCCACCACCTAACGCCATCTAAAATCACTCCTTCTAAAAATTGTTACAAGTTTATTACAGCTTTGCTACAACCGGCTCATTAACCGGAGTTTTCTTGAATTTCTCAATAGCAGCTTCTGCCTCTGCAATGGTGTATTCCTTGCCGTCCTCCAAAATAATCATCAGCACGTCACACCATGGACGATACTTCTTGGAGCTTGCCAACGCCTCCCTGGTATAGGTAGGGGCGGCGACAGCGTTCTTCTTGCCTTCTGCCATTAATTCTTCACCCTTTCACATACTGTGTCTGTGTCAATGTTTCCATGTACTCTTCTTCCTCAAGTACCTTGAAAACAAAGAAATCATAATCTACGAAAAAGTGCAGCACCTTGTCCTGCACCTCATAGCGGATGTTGGTGCCTCTGGTAAGATTCTCACCGATGTGGATGTATTCCATGGCCATCAACATGGTATTTGCCACATCAGCTATCTCGCGGGCTGTCTGCTGTCTGTCTTCCGGATGATACTCTATATCCAGATGATAGATGCGCCGGTACCTGTTACGGACCACCAGCTCCTGCGATACCTCCAGAGTCCTAACAAAAAAGCAGGGCTCATTCAGCTCCTGCTTTACTTCATCAAAATATACTGTTGTATCCTCGCCAAAGGTATCCCTCAGGCGGGTCATTACACCCGTTATTAAATCATTTCCCATTGAACACCTCCCGCAAATACTTTGCCAGTTCGCGCTGCAAAATAGCCGGAGCTTCCTGCTGCAGCTCCATGGCGCTTCTGGTCATCATAAACTGACCACGCACCCAGCTCTTTTTCAGCTTCTTACCCAGAACCGGAACAAACCGCCCCGGAGTCTGTCTGTGACCATACTCCACATAAGAAGCATAATACACAGCATTCTTAACCTCTATGATGTAATTATTGGCCAGCTTCCTCACCCTCAAGGTACCAGCAAAAGCCATGGGGTTGGCATTTTCTCCCGCAGTCCAGCCACGACGGAGTGTGCCGCCATTGGTGAGACGCTGGAGCTTCTGCTTTCCTTTGCGTTTGCCTTTCTTGTACTTGGTATAGGTGCCATCATTTCCCCGTATAGCCTCAAACTGCCCATCGCCTACAGGAGTCCGTTTGATAACCTTACGGAGAAAGAGTGCTGCCAATATTCTGCAGGTACGTTCATAGAACCTCGCCTGTTGTGCCGGAGTCGTTGACTTCTTCAGCCTAAGGCTGAGTGCTGCCAACTGTCTGGTATCTACAGTTGCCATTATACATAATCCTCCATCAGCTCCAGGGAGATTTCCTGATGAGTGGTATAAACCTTGGCGGGTCCGCTGTTTTTGTATTCCCTAGTCACTCCGTTCTGGGTGACCACGAACACACTGCCCGGCTCCACCACATACTCCGGAGCCATAAACATGGTTATGCCCTGGCTGATAGTATCAGCTGTCGTTGCATCCGACGCAGCCGGCGAACTGTCATGAGATAATCGGCATGGAATATCGGTGTAAATCTCCACCGGTTCCTTGATATCCTCCCCAGTAGGTGCCCTTATCTCACTGTATCCCTTTATAGTACAGATACCATCATACAGGGCCTCTGTGTATTTCCTCGCCCGTTGACGGGCCTTGGCCAGCTTAGCAATCATCGTTACGCACCAGCTTTCTGTATCGGTTCAGCTGAGGCGTGTAAACCTTCAGCAGCGAATGTACATAGGAACTATCAAAGCGGGACGCAGCAAAGGATGTTTTCACATCGCCCTCATCAATGGAAGTTACCCTCCCCGGAGTATCTTCGCTATCAGCTTCACCGATGCCCTCATTCCGATAAAGGTCCATGGCCATGCGGTAGACTGTATACTCCAGCCCCCGGGGCACTTCCGCAATATGGCAATAATTACAGATAACCTCAGCCACATTGCCCAGAACAAAGGTCAATACGCTATCCTTGCTGGTATCAGTTACCTCCAGCCCCAGCAATGGCTTTAAATTGTTAATATCCAGTGTCACCTTTTACCACCTCCCGAAAATAATTTTTCTTGATATTGCTGTGCTATAATTTGGGATTGAAAGGAGGTGACTGCCATGTTTTCCAGTGCTTCACACACAGGTTACTGTCCTATGATTAATGATACATACACTATTGATGTTGAATATGCCAGTGTATCCATTTTAGGACAAAGCCAAACGAATTATAAGAAAACAGGCTTTGAATGTCCAAATGTTGATTCGTGCAATCATTTAGACAGTTACGGGCAATGCCCGCTTTTTATTGAAGCTCCTAACCATCCTTAAGTATTAAACATCTTTAAAAAAGTTCCTGAAATGCTCTTTGACCTCTTCATTGGCATTCTTCAGGAACTTTTTATACGGGAAACCATGTGGCTCTAAAGAACCATATATTCCAGGCGATAAATCCACACCCGTCTCATTTTGCAATTGCAGCATAACATCATTGAACCGCGTTGCAGGTTCTCCAGTCTTATTTAGCTTATGACATGGGTAGTGGCAGTATTGACAGGCATTGAGAATGGATTGCCCTTTCCCAAATACTGCCATCTGCAACAACCTGGCTATACAATGAGCATCTATATGATTCAGTTCCATATAAGTACCTCCCTATAAAAACTCAATCCCATTTTCATGCACTTCAACAGAACATCCTTCCAGTTTAATCTCCCTGCCATCAGGCTTTAGATAAGCAGCTATCCATTTCCCGGAACGACGTTCTCTAACCGCAGTCCCCCAGAAGTATTCAAACACTTCGTAGGTGAATAGGCTGACTACTTTTGATTGCATACTTAACTCCATAATTTCTGCAATATAAAACCGCCTGATTTCTCAGACGGTTTATTGGTCACTTACGACAAAACTATGCAAAATATGGTTCTATATCAAAATTTGAGTTAATAAACAAAGCGCCAACCTCATAATCATTAATAACATTCATGTCAGAACCATTCAAAGAATACATCTGGATAGCCGAACCATCAACATCTACCAGCAAATCTTTCTTTTCCAGCCCTGGTATGTTTTTTTCAAGAGCATTGCATTGCTTCTCAAATAAGTCAGGAGCAAACTGATCACAAATATTATATGAATACTTAAATTTATCTGTCATTGCAATCACTCCAATCCAAATTTTTGATTAACATGACGGTTACTCTTCACGGCAGTTTCGTAGATATCCTTAATTGCTTCCTCGCGAGTCAGGTTCTTACGCTTCATTTTATCTTTGATAAGTTCTTCCCATTCACGCATAGGCTTTGTCTTATCTAGATAGTCCCTCAGCTTTTGATTAGACATCAACTCTCTAGCTTGCACTCGATATTGATTTCTGAGTTCAAAAGCCTGTCTTGCCTGTTCCTCCATAGTTAACGAGCTGTCAACCATCTCATGAATACGATTATCGTGATAAACATACCACTCTCGAACAGTCTTATCATCCAGCTTACCGATATAACCCTTAAGTTCATCAAAATTCTTTTTCTTGATTATATCAGCTTCTAAGCCATCTTTCCATGCTTTCCCGGAAGAAATTTCAGGTTTTTTAGCCCCTACTTTTTCAAAGGCTTCACACATCATTTTATCCAAAGAATCAGGAAGCTTTTTGCCCTTCATAAACGCATTGAAAGATTCCGCAAAACACTCCAGAGGATTTTCAGTAGCATAACCACTAACCTTTGCAGCCTCAACTTTGCCAGCCAAGGAATTATTCCAGAAGTATTCATTGTTAATCTTTACAGATTTCATGCTCTTACTACCGAACAAATGGAACCCGTTTTCCCAATAGCTTAGGGTATCATGCAGATAATGGCCATACTCATGGATAAGAGTATCATCTATAGTTTCAGCAACAGCGTACCTGTTCTTGGTCAATTCGGCTTTGGCATAATTGATAGAACTCTGAGCCATGGCCTTATGGCCTTTGTCATCAGCATTCTTTAAATTTTCCTCTGCACCTTTAAGCTGATTTTCGTATACTTCCTTCAGACTGGCCTTTCGGTCCTTATACTGCTGCTCAACAAATTTTCTGTGCTGAATATACTCAGCAGGATTAGCAAAGGTTTCATTCAAATATATTTTCTTCTTGTTCCAGTCATAAGTCGCGTGCGCTTTGCTGCCCAACATTTTGAAGAATGCTGGGCGGTATTCAACGCTTGGCAAAATTGGTAAATTGTGATCTTTAACCAGCTTCTTAGCCACGTTATATACGGTGTCCATTGCTTCAATATCCAGCTCTGGACTAAGTTTTACGCCACTGGCAAGGTTCTCTCCAAGTATCTTACTCTCAATTTGCGCTTGGTAAACACTGCGGGCCGCTTTTATAGCCGCCTCAGTTTCCTGCATGGCTTTGAGTGCCTTATCCCTTAATTCAGAGGCCTTAAGTGCAGCTTTATGAGACTCCTCAGTAGCATTAATAATAAACTCCAAATCAAGCTCGCTTGCCTTCTCCTGTGCCTTTTCATATTCAGCCAGTCGTTCAGCATGAAGCTTTTGTACGGCATCATAGTCGGATTTGAAGAAACGTTGCTCCAGTGTATGCCCATTAAGCTTATCTATCGCAGGATCAACAGACGGAACTTTATTTCCCACAGGTTCATCAGATATCGGATTTGAATCAGTTCTCTCGGTTTGTTTACCGGAAATAGGAGCCTCATACTTCTTTTCCCACTCCCGATAAGTCATATCCTCCGGCACAAGGATGGTTTTCCCTGTTTCTGGGTCACGGGCGGCGCGTTTTCCCAACATCTCCATATCATCAAAATATGGGACAATGCAGGAACGGCACCAGCAGTGCATTGGCGGGGCATTGGTTCCCGGCTTATAATCATCTATCTCAAAGACCTTGCCATCCAGATCACGACAGGTCTCAGATGTCTTTCTATCCAGCGTGGCCACATACTCATATTTATCCACGCCCAAATCCTTGAAGCAGTCCCTCTGGGCCCTGCCACTTATAAAAGCACTCTCAGTCATCACAAGGCGCGCAGCGGAGGATTTCGCAGCCCCCATCCGCTTAGAAATATTTTTGACTGCGTCCCCCAGCTTGTCGCCCCTTGTAACAGCCTGAGTCATTTCCTGCTGCAAGGCGTTCACAAGTTTATCCTTGTCACGCCACAGCCGGTCTGAAAAAGTCTTGCCATCATCGGCCCATGGGCGGTTGATAATCGCATCTATACGCCGTGGATCCGTGGTGGCCAGATTATAGTGAACGCCCATACCCGTATCAAGGGTATAGGCGCTCCTGTTAAAACCTTCTGTATACATGTTGTGCATGAGCTCATCCAGCCCATCCACCTGGTTGCCATACAACACTTCTATCTGCTGCTGAATCTGCAGCTTCATGGCATCCAATCTCGATATGTGCATCTTTGCGGAGGCATTTTCCAGCATCTTTTTCCACTTATCGGAATAATTGCTTTCCTTGCCCCGTTGGATGTACTCCTCAACATTCCAGTGAAATTCCTTCAGCTCATCGGCGGCCAACAGCTTCCTTGCCTCATTGGCGGAAATACTGTTGTTCTCACCAAGTCGCTGATACCAATAGGACAGTTCCTTTTCAATTTTGGCCAGGGCCATCTGGAACTGTCTGTCCACTTCCCTTGTATTATATCTCTCGGCCTTACGCAGTTGCGCCGCTTCCAGCTCATCAAACCGGCGCTGCCAATACTCAGAGCTTTTCACGGCGCTCACCTCCTTTCAATCAGCCGATCTTGTGCTTGAATGCTACCAGACGGATCTGCTTGGACTCATATACACGGAGCCAATTCTTTGCATTGGCCAGCTCAGCGCGGCTTGGGGACTCAACATTGGTACGAACAGTGTCGGTCCACTTGATTCCGCGTGGATGCAGGATAAAGGTGTGACGGTTAATCAGGTAATCGATACCAGAACCGTACTTCTTGTCGCGGTCGGTCTCAGTCTGTACAAAGCCCTCTGGAGAACCTTCACCAAAGGCCACAGCACCCTGACCAAAGAGATAGGTGGTATAAACCCCATCAGATACAGGGCAACCATCATCAACAATTACACGACGGCCCTGATAAACCTCAAACTCTACATCAGTGGAATCACGCTCGGTGGTGATGAGGTTCTGCTTCTTGAGATATGCCTTGGTTGCAGAGTGCATTGCTACAGCGGTGAGGTCACCCTGTGCATCACCCAGAAGCTGGAGCGCATCAATAAAGCCGGATGCAGAAATCTTAGCCGCATTACCGGAACCTGCGGAGATATCCAAAATGTGGTCAGCAAGCGGAATAACGGTCTCACCCTCAGCGGTATAGCTGCCAAATACACCAGTCAGAACACTAACAAGCTCCTTCTGCAGCTGACGTGCCCAATAACCTGCTACCAGATTACCGATAGCAGCCATAGGGTCCTTGCCAGCCAGTGCTGCAGAAAGGTCAGTTGCGCTCCACATCTTTGCACGGCGAATGGTGGTAGATACATCCTTGTTGGAGGTAATCTTTGCGGCAGTCAGCTCAGCACCCTCTACAACATTCTCTGCATCACCGGTCAGATCCTCGAAGAATGGCATATTGTGAATTGGTGCAGCCTCGCTGGCCAGCTTATCAAACTCTGGGTTGCTGGTTACGATACCGCTCTGGAACAATGCAGACAGTTCCTTGGTTCGGTTAATAACATAAGGGTTAAACAGTTCAGGTACAATTACATCAGATAAAGTAGTTCCCATAAATTAATCATCCTTTCAAATGGTTACACCGGCCTCGGCAGCCAAAGCGCGTGCCTGCTCCGGATTATTTTTAAGCAGCTTGCCCTGCTCAGTAAGGTTGAAACTCTCCTTCTTGAACGGGTTGGTTGTTGGTGGCTTACCGCCGCCCCCGTTAGGCTGATAATTCGGATTAGTACCACCAGGCTTGAAAAGGAAAGGCTTTGCCTTCTCCAGCTCTGCAAGCTGTTCGGTCAGTCCTGTTACTTTTCCATCCTCGGACAGGATGAGTTTGGATTTGTCAAAGAGACCGGAAACGATTTCCACATCCTGGGCCTTTTCGGCGATGGCCAGCTGGATAGCAGTGTTGAGCTGTAATTCCTTCATGGCCTTTTCACTGCTTTCCTTCTGTTCCTTGTTGGCTTTCTGGAGTGCTTCTATCTGTTTCTTAAGGTCGTCATTAGAGCCAACAGACTTCTTGAGTTCACTTAACTGCTTATCTCTGTCTGCCAGCTGGTCAGTCAGTCCTTTTTTGGCCTCGTTAATCTCATTGAAGCGGGCCTTTGTAACGAAATCGCCGTCAAGAAACTTCTTGGCAGCCTCTACAGCTTCATTCTGCTTATCCTCAGGTACTCCAATGGATTTGATAAATTCTTCAATAGTCATAAAATACGTCTCCTTCCGGTTTTTACCGAGGTTCACCTGCCTCGAGTTTTAATAAATAGGGTTAAGCCTTAGCTTTCTTGGTTCTTGTTTTCTTTACCGGCTTTTCCTCCGGTACTGGCTCCGGCTCCGGTTCCGGCTCTGGCTCTGGTTCTACGGCAGCCTGTTTGTACTGAGTAACAGTATCGAGGCATTCCTTGATAATGCCAACCGCCTCATACTCATTGGCGGTATCCTTTATGGCGGATATCGGAAAATCCACACCAAACTCTGTGGCATAATCGCAAAGGAGTTTATACATCATCGTTATCACCTCCTTCGCCTCCGTCATCGTTATTAAATAACCCGTTGTATCCGTTAAGCTGGGCGGCTGCTTCTTCCTTTTCCTTCCGGATCTGCGCCTCCTCCTGCTCAGCGTTTTCTACAAACGGGTGATTTTTAAGTATGGTCTTGTTGGATATGATTCCCACAGACTGACTGCACATGGACGCCAATTCTGCATCGTTTCTGATGCTGGTCCGTGTCCATGTCTGGGTAATGAATTTTACGGTCTGACCATGAGCCCGGGCAATGGCCCGTATCAGCTCACCGAAACCGATTCTGAACTCAGTCTCCATGAGCCCCGCCTTAATCTCCAGCAGAGCATAAAGGAACTTCATGGCCTCACCGCTGGTGGAATCAAGTCCCTGCTGTTGAGGGTCAACGCCCTGCCCCATATCAAAAATGGCCTTGCGGGTAATCTCCAGCAGAGTTTTTCTTGCCTCCACAGGGATATCAATATTGAGGGTGGACACACCGCTCTTATCTCCATCTCCGGAGGAATCCACCTGTATGGCCTTGTAATATTTAAGGTCCTTCAGGAACTCCTGCAGGTTCGCACCGCCGTAATTGGTCAAGATGAAGATAATCTCCTGAATATCCTCTAGGTCATCCGCAAACCCGCTGAAGGTCTTGTCATAAGAGTCTATTAGCTTCTTGATATCATCAAGGTCACGGCTGGATGTGTTGTTGTTGAAGAACGGGATAAACGGCACCCTGCCATAATTGTGCTTGATCTGATTTTCAGCATCAGACAGCCCCGCATTGTAGAAGTCAATGAACATAGGGCAGAACTGGAGGCCCTTCATGATATCGTCAGCGCTTTTCTTTTGGAAAGTCTCACACATGTCCTCCGTCCAGTATTCGTAGATGTCCCATTCATCCCCAGCATCATCAAAATCCTTATATACCCGGAGTACCGCCAGCAATTCCCTGTCCAGCTTCTTACTCCATATCGGTATGATCTCATAGCTTGGAACAACGCCATACCGGAAGCCCTTTTTGTCATCCTTCCAGTAGTGCAGCCATGCCACACCAGCATTGGAAGCATTCACACAAAGATCTTTACATTTTTTGGCATAAGTATCACCAAGGGTATCAGCGATAATCTCGTTCAGCCCATCACTGCCCACATCAAAGAGGGGAGGAGCCGTGAACATGTACCCTGCCTTCTGGTTTACCAGTAGCTTGTGGAAGCTGAACGGTATTCGGTTATCTGCCTGCCTAAGAGGATTGACAGCATCAATAGTTTCCTGTTCGGCACCTTTCTTGGCTGACCGAAAGAGAATATCATTCTGCACCCGATAATACCTTTCGCCTTCTGCCGCCCTTGCCACGAAATCAGCATGGCCCGCCGTGTATTTCTTTATCAGCTTTTTGGCTGCTTCTAAATCCATCGTCTCACCTCACTTGAAAATACGAATACCACCGGCCCGCATAACCTCTGATAATGCGTATCTGGTGGCGTCTATTGCGTGATTATTCTCATCAGGGTAGGCGGATACAAACTGCCCCTGCCTGTTCCTCTGATATTCATAAGTCATAAATTCCCGATAGGTGTTTGGGCACCTATCCGGATCAATATAAATCTTGGCTCTGTCCTGCAGCCATTTCATGCCATGCTCCACTGAGTCACGGCCCTTACGGGCTCCATTAATCCTCAGCCCCAAATCCTTCATCTCGGCAATGGACTTCGGCTCTGCAGAATCAGCTATAAGTCTGTCTGTTTTCAGCTTCGGCTTTATCAGTTCCACAGCCTGGCTGTTTTTCAGCTTCTGCTGGTAAATCTCATCAAAGATATAGAGCACTTCATGCTTCTTATCATAGTGCATAGACACATAGGCCAGCGGGTCCACGGAAAAGCCGAAATCAAGGCCGTGGTACAGGTGGTCGAAATCTGCCACCATATCATCCGGCATGTGCAGTCCTTCCACATTATCAAACACCGCTCCGCCTGTTCCGGTTACTTCACCAAGATACTCATGACGGTATGCCAGCTCATTTTTTTCCTTCAGCCTGGCTGCATCATTAAGGAACTGCTCACCCAGCCACTCAGAAGGAACACCCTTATAAGTGGAGTGGTGTACCATCCTTGCCGGATCCGAAAGCAGCTGCTCCTCATTTACCCAGTTATTCTGACTTTTGGGCGGGTTGAATGAACCGAACCACCAGAATGTGGAACCACCACGGAGTAACGACTGGTTAAGGTTTCGTATTTCCTCCATGCCAGCGAACTGGTCAAGCTCCTCCACCCACACAATACCAATATAGCCAAAGGGCAATTTAATGGACTTGATTTTCTGTGGATCATCACAGCCCAGGAAAAGAATCTGCTGGCCTGTCTTTTTGTAAGTAATCACCGGCGGTGAAATCTTGTAGGAGAATTTGGAGGAAAGCCCCAGCTTATCAATGCCCCACTGCATCTGAGGATATACACTGTGCTTTATGGTGTTTCCAACCTTGCGCAGCACCACCGCATGACAGAGGGGATTTTTCAGCATCAGCTGTGGCAATTCTTCGCTGATAAAGGATGACTTGGTAGAACCTCGCCCACCTTTCAACCAGTAGTAAGTGTGCCTGTGGGCCATCACATCCTGATGCACTTCACGGAACTGGGCGGCGGCAATGTCACTAAGTCTCACCTTCGGCATCTTCGCCCACCTCACTCCAGTCATCCACGATTATCACATCATCATCGTCATTGGAGTTATCCAGCTTATCAGCCTCGGAAGCCAGCTTCTTGATTCTGGCTATCTGTTCCTCCTCATCCAGCTTGCTACGGAATCGTTTCAAAAGAAGCTCCGCAGCCTTCAGCCTGTCCTTGGAGGATACTCTGGTTTCCATTATCCGGGCCTCGGACATCCCATCACCCACGCCCTCAACGACGATGTTCTCGTCTGTGATTTCGCCTCTTAGTGTTGATGTGAGAAATTCCAGCACTTCCTTTACGCTGGCGGTCTTTTTGCAGTCCAGCTCTTTAAGCCTGTCGGCCATAGCCTGCTGAATTACAAGTTTTTTCAAGTTTTCATTACCTATTCTGTCAGCTGTTTTAGGGCTATAGCCTGCCCGTCTGGCGGCCTCACTGGCATTTCCCGTTATGATGTATTCATCAATAAACCGCTTCTGTTTTATGCTTAATTTCACCACATCACCACCTTTCATGTTTATATATGGCAGGAACCTCATGCCCTTGAAGCTCCTGCCAGTAGCGAAATTCCTAAAAGACACCCGTTAAAAGTGCCTTGATTATTTTTCAATGAATTTGTATAATATAGACAAGAAAGGTGCTACCGATAGACGGTCAGCCCCAATAAAGTTTGGTTATAGAAGAACCGCCCTTGGTTGGTAGCTGTGGGGCGGTTTTTCTATTGCTATGATTTAATTGCAACTACACAGATTGCAACGAGAAATACAACCGTTAAAAAGTCATAACTCGTCATAGGCAATACCCCCTTTCAGGGGCAAGGATTGACCGCCTACCTCTATGGTAACACCTTCAGTGATTAGTCTATGCCAATCACTTAAGGTTTGTCAATATGGACTGGCTTCGTGCCGGTCTTTTTTATTTCCCAACAAAAAGACAGCTCCGGGGTAATAGAGCTGTCTATCTGCCGTGTGTATCTAATAATTTAGAGAGGTAATTATGGTATCTCAACCATATCTTTCCGACAATAAAAATATACCATGGATTTTGTCAAGAAAACGGCTTCCTATCTCAATTTTTTTTTATTTTAATCTCAGATGGATTTCAACCACCCTATCCAGAACCAGTGCCCACCACTTTCTGATGGTCCTGTCCGATACCCATTCACCTTCATCAAAGATGTATCTCTTGGCTATCTCCTCTGAATACCTTCTCTGGGTAAATACCACCCAGGACTTTTTCCCGTGGTAGCTCTGGGCCTTCCTATCAGCCTCGCGCCTTACAGTGATAAAAATCCTCTTGCGCTCACCGAAGGTCTTAAGTGCTATCTCCACTGCCCGCAGCCACAGATACTCAGGATGTTCCATATCGTACTGAGCAACCTTAATAGCTGCATTCTCTGTGGGGCTCCCTGGGAGATTTGTTTTGCCTCCCACCTTTTCACCAGCAGGCGCGTTATTGGCGTTCAACCACTCCTGCTTCTTGTCCTCATAGGTCTTGCGTTCATTATCATAATTAAGGACAAACTTCTCCGCAGTCTTGCGGTCCAGCTCCATGCCCTTAACTATCTCCATTTCTCTCTGCTCTGCCTCATCCATCAATCTAACTCCTACTATTGGCACCCATGAAAAACATAATCACCAAAACTGTCGCTGCGGATCCGCAAATCATTCCTGCAAAAAAGGTTGCTACTTCATACATATCCTTTCCTCCAGCTCCGCAGCCTTGGTGTTATACCATGCTGCCTTACGCATATCCTCGGCAAACTTCCCCTTGTGCTTAGCACGCCACGCATACTTGAAAGCAGATATATTTGCGTAGGCCTTCATCCACTCAGCCCCGAAAGCAGACATCATAGCATCCCAACACTCTACCTCCCCTGTGCAATAGTGAGATGGATGGTTGACCATATCCGCATCCGGTTGCGTTTTTGGAGGTTCATTTTTCACTTCGCTGATTTCCGGTGATACTGAGATTTCATTGGCAGGCTCCGATTTCTTTTTCCTGCCAGGCTTCTTTTTTACAGGTTCAGTTGCTGGCTGATTTAATAACTCCATCTCAGTAGCACTGGATTTCTCAGACACTTTTGTTTTTGCCATTTTAAACAACTCCTTTACCTTCTCAGGATTCTTTGCATAATCTGATTTTGGAAATAGCTTGATATAGTCATTATCAAACATGAACCGTTCCCCATATATGGGTTCAGCCTTTTTACTGGTCCTATAAAATGCCGTCTAAAGGGATATTTCCTCAATATCCGCCATAGCCTTGATATTGTCATATACCCTGATAATGTTACCAGTATCCTCCACAAACCTGATCACCGGGATTGGATTAGCCATTTTGTATCACTCCTTATATTTTCGCCTGTAATACTCACAGGTTTCTTCATCGTTGTCCCTTTCTTCCCGCCAATGGTTACACCAGCCAGTGTAATTCTGGCACATTCGCTGCCATGTCTGGAATTTCAATTTCTCCGATGAGGTATATAGCTTGCAGCTACCGCATAATTTCTTTGCCACTATTTTTCCTCCAGTCCAATAATAACCACCAGCCCACAGAGCAGGGCTCCCATTATGGCCCCTAGTATGAATGTTATCAATGTCCACATTGCTTTTCACCGTCCATAATAGCCGCCCCTAGGGCCTGAATAACAACACATACCAGTATCAGCACTCCTGCCCCACCAGTAATAATACCTGCCAAAAAACTCACAAAATCAAAATTAAACATCTGGCATCTGCCCTCTTTTCCTGCATCATCAGCTTACGAATCTTGATTCTAAGCCGAATAGCCTCTGTCATGGCTCCGTTTTCAAAGCCTCGGTCCCATGTTTGGGTCTCCCGATTCTCCTGATCTTTATGCTTTTCCACTTCGTCATCTAATATCTCAAGTATTTTATCTACCATGCTCTATCTCCCATTAAAACGGAATATCATCATCTGGTACCGGAGTGCCGCCGAAGCTACCAAGGTCATTCTGACTATTGCCACCAGCTGGAGCATTGCCGCCCCCATTGTCCTTTTTGCTTCCACAATACTCCATTTCGCCAACTATCACCTCAGTGACATATCTCTTGGACCCGTCCTGAGCATCATAGCTTCTGACTTGTAACCGTCCCTCAATAAGAGCCTCAGAGCCTTTGATAAGGTTATTGGCTATAATCTCTGCCAATTTATCCCATGCGACACACGGGATAAAGTCAGCTGTCGGGCCTTGGTTATTGTTGTTGCTGCTATATCTACGATTTACCGCTAAAGAAAAACTGGCTACAGCTTTGCCGCTGGTGGTGTACCTAAGCTCTGGATCACGGGCAAGCCGCCCATGTAAAATTACCTTATTCATGTTTTTTAAACTCCTTTAGCGCATCTTGTATTGAATCTAACATTCTGTAAATCATATCTCCCTCGATGAAAACACAATATTTTCCATCACCTTCAGCATATACAATAGCCTCTCTGTCTATGATGAATGTCATTGAAGGGTTATGTTCACCTGGTGTTATTGATAACTCTATTGTTCCTTTGCCATTTTTATTTGAATGTTTTATTTGATATACAATATGCTTAAAAATATTCATTTCTCTGCTCCTTTTTCCACATATCTTTTCTTGATAAAGCCCTTTTTCAAGTGATGCTCTATTCTTTCCGGTGTCCATTCGAACAATGGTGTATTCACTATCCTCTGCCCAGCTTTACGCAAGCCCCGGCTATAGGATTCAAATGTCTTTGTATAAACATAAATCATTTCTTTTTGTGCCATCTTTGCACCTCCGCCCCTTAAATTTGATTATTCATAGCATTTTCTCAGGTATTCCCGTATCTTTTCGCGGATTTCCCCGCTGTTTTTGCCATTATGCCTCTGGAAATGACAAATATCGCATAATACAACACCCTTCTGCTCCTCATCAGAGCGATTAACACCGCAGGGCTCATGGTGAAACTTCTTAGCAGGATTTACCCATGCACCGCATACCACACACTGGTTATGGTCACGGATATGAATAGCCCTGTTGAGGTTGCTGAGAGCCTTTCCTTTTAGGTGTACCCTCTTTGGTTTCTCAAATATCACCTTTTGCCGCCGCCCCTTGCTATGTCAGAATGAATGGAATGTGTCACATCAATAATCAAGGACATGGCATCATCACCAGTGACATTTATGTGAGTCAGTATCTCAGCCTTGGAGTCGAATACATACACCCACTCTGTACCATCAGGCTCAGTGATGTATTCCATTTTGGCTATGATAGGGTAAGCGATATAATAGGCAGCTTCCAGCCTGTTGATAATCATTTTTTTGAATTTCTGGAGCATCTTCTCTCTTTCGTCATGGATAGCAGCCCGGAGCATCTTATTTTTTTCCTGTTTTGTTGGTCTTTTCCTCAATTTTGCCCTCTCCTATAACAACTGGAACTGTACGGCCTTGGCCACATCAAAAATCAATGAGCATCCACTATCGCAATGGATATTGACCTCCAGTAGTACCTCATCCTTGCTGTTATAAAGGACCACTATCTCTGATGCATTTGCTGTGTCATTAAGGTACTCTGCCCTGGCAATATCCTCTCTGGTCATGGCAAACACCTGGCCAAGAGCCTCAGCGATTTTTGCCTTATCCTCATGCATAATATCCCCGCCTCTCGTTTTTTAAATAAACCATTTTACGGATTTCATTACGATTCTCTTTTGCGGCATACACCCATACCATAAGAGCCTCAGCAGCATTGGATAACTGCACAAGGGCATGATATAGGTCCTCGCCGTAGCAGTTATATCCCCGGATCAGGGCCCGATATTCCATAGCAGCCTTTGCCTTACATTCCACAAGATTAATAATCTGCATAGCTAATGTGCCGCACATCTGCTTATGGGTATTGAAATCATCCGCCCCCAGTGTTGGATAACTGCCCAGCTTTTTTATGAGGCTGTTACACATTACCTCAATGTCGACAAGCTCCATGGCAATATCATTTTTCTGTGGGGCTGTGACTCCAAAGCTCGACATACATACACAAGGTATGGCCACAACCAGAGCCTCGTTACATTCCTCTTCAAGATGTGCCCACAGCTCCCCCAGTTTCTGAATGCTGGCAAACTTGGTGGGCTGTAAATAATCAATTTCCTGTTCTTCCATTTTGTGTTATCATCCCTCCTGCTTTTAGCCTCATACGACAAAACAGATATAGCTGTCCTGTTTCTGAGCATATTGTTTTTTCCACGCTTTGAAGCTCATATCCGGGATTATCCCTTTCAATGGTCTCACGGAAAAATTCTGAATCCTCAGGAATGGCCCTGAGTTTATTAAAGCGTTTTCGTGAAATCTTGGTATTTTTTGAACATGATACCCATGGCTTAATAAGGCCCTTACTGGGTACCCATCTTTTGGTGTTCTTCTCATCCTCCTGCCCTTTGCTGAGGTAGGAGATTATTTTTGAGAGCCCTATTTTTGGATCTGACTTTAATCGGTCACAGTTACAATATCCATGCTGCCATGTATCCTCAATAATTTCCCTGGGAAGGCCACCGTCCATCAAAACATGGCAGTGCATTCTCCCTTTTGGGGACCTCTCAAAAACTATGATGTATTTGCAATTTTGCATCCCCAGTCTCCGGCGGCGGTAATTTATGCGACCTATCCAATTTTTGACAATCTTCCGGGCAGCTTCCTCACTTTCCGGGTATTTTTCTTCGCTAAATGTCGGATGCACAACAAAATCTCGGTTGCCCTTAAAATTTGCTTCCACCAGAGCCTCAAAATATCTCTTGGCTCTTTTTTCATTGAGCCGCTTTTGCTTTGGTGTGGTCTCCCGATATCTTCTGGCCCCCCACATGGTAGGTGAACCTTCTTCAAAATTGAAATACGATACCTGAATATAATCTGCTTTTGTGTTTTGCTTGGAAGAATTTCTGGTAATCTTCCTGATAATATTTTTTATCCCCATTTTTACCCCAAAATATAGAACACATTTTCTTGCTTCACTTGTTACTACCCTAGTACAAGCCCCATGGGGCCCAGCGCGGGCCCCGGAGTCTGTCTGGTTTATTCTTCTTTTTCAGCCTCAGCCTCTTTGAAGTTGAGGCGGGTCTGAGCACGATTCCCGTCAATGTAGTTCCAGCATTGCTGCTCCAGATCATCCAGCATCCTTACCAGGCTCCCTTCTGGGAGGTATCCTGCGTGCTTGGATGTATCCTTAATCCACGGTGTTGATATGGTGGCCTTATCTACAGCTAAAGCCATATACATGGCCACCTTTAGCTTTACATCTCTTAATACTTGGCCATCTGCCATTTCCTCATATTGGAATGAAACTTTGAGGATAGAACAGCCACCCTTGCGCTCTTTCATATCCTGCACTGTTCCTGGAAGGTTCAGCATGGATGCGATAATCAGAACCAAATTATCATATCTCTCAATGAGCTCCGGTGCTGGTGGTTCACTGCATGATAATGACAGCTTCTCAATACCGGTGTCTGTTTTCTGCTCCCATATAAAATTCAACTTATCTGCTATTGAACACGATATTAAACGCCTCATATTATCTCCTTTTCAAAACCGCAACCGGTTGCGGATTTAGACTGCATTAATGGTGGCTTCAAGCATCTTCTTGAAAATGCCCCGGCACTTTTCTGCCTTATCGCCTTCGAGCCGCCCCAGGCACTCAACCGCCGCCTGCAGCTCCTCACGGATATTTTCAAAATGGCGGGCAAAGGCCTTTTCCTCTTTGGTCTTTACAGGCTTGGCCTTTTCCAGCTCCGCTATCTTGGCTTTGAGGGCATCCATCTCCTTGATGGTTTCCTCCGGTACCTTTTCAACTACAGTCGGCTCCAATGGGGTATTTTTTAATGTCTCGTTTTCCTGCTTCAGTTTGGCTATTTCATTTTCCAGCTTGGTCTGGGTCTCAGTAGCCGCCCCCTGGGCCTCATTGAATAACCGCTGATACTTCTCTTTTTCCTCGATTGCCGCCCCGGTGTTGGCTTCCATTTCGGTATAGTTCTTTTCCATGTTGGCCAGCTTCTCTTTGAGCTCGGTCAGTTCCTTATTGTCGCCGGCCTGCTTCAACTGCTCCTCTAACTCGTTGTATTTATCCCGTAATTTAGCCTCTACCCTTAAAACCTTATCAAGCTGTTCTGTTTTCATTTCCTCTCGTCTCTCAGCGTCAGCTTTTTGGGCCTTAACCTCATTCAGCTCCTTGATGGCAGCCTCCAGCTCCCGCTTGGACATATCCTGCAAATCCTCTTTGTGTTCAGACATGAACTCAAAGCACTGCTCCTCATCCTTAATGGACATCAAGGCCAGCATCTGGGAGCGGTTCAGCTTGGCCACCTGCTCCGGGTCTGCCGTGGCTCCAAATAGCTTCTGCTGACCGTTACCAAATCTTTCATATATAGAGATAATGTTTTGAGCTGTACGCTCTGAATAATCCACATTATCAGCCAGCCACTTGCCCCAGTTACCATGGCCAACAGCTCCCTTGGCCTGGATGAGCCGCTTACCGATTTCCAAGGTGGCATTCTGTACCATGGCCAAGGTCTGGGCCTTTATTGTATTAATCTCAGTCGCCAGCCTTGCCAGCTTGTCTGCCTCTGTCTCATTAGCCAAGGCTGTGTTTGTTGTTGTCATTTCCATACTCATGCTACTTTACTCCTTTTATTCTTCTTGATTTTTGCTTCCTCAAATGCCTTGACGAAGGCTTGCGCGTCTGGTGGCAGGTCCTCGTTGAATTTCCCACGGACCTGGAGGATGCGCTTGCCTGACTTCTCTATCTCCATGGTTCCAAAAGGCTCATCAATAGCATCTATCCTACGCACATAAACTATGTAGGTATCTCCACGGGCCACCCGGTCAATGTATGTACCAACACAGTGATGCATTTCGGTACCCTCCCGAGCTAAATCAGCCACATGCTCCGGCACTACAATTACGAAGCCCATAGCACTAAAGCTGTATTGCTTCTCTAGTTTGAGCCGCCATTGTTGATATTGTTTATCCTTTTCTTTGGCTTCTAAATCCTTAATTTCCGCCTTTTGATTTGCATGTGCTTTAATGAGATCAGCTGGCCATAATGTAGCCTTGCTTTTCATATCCGCACCCAGCTGTACACACTCCTCTATGTAGTCTGAGTACAGCCCAATATCAAACCGGGTGTTTGGGAATTTTTCCCTTTGCTTTTCCAAATATCTAAGTAGTTTAGGATACTTGACATACTTAAAGCACCGGAGCTCATGGTCAGTCTTATATTTGAGTTTTTCAATGCTCTCTTTAATGCTGATGCCTAAGCACCCCGGCATCTTTCGTGCCCGCTGCCAGGTCTGCAGGTATTCCAGCCTAATGTCGCTACCATTCTTCAATATATACTGCTTATCTTCTTTACTTATTCCGCCTCTCAGAGCTTTGTTTAAGGTATCTGCCTTAAGATTGAAAGCACGACCTATTCCCATACCTTCCCGCAAGCCATTGTAGATGGTAGCTCCCAAGCCTATCTTGGCAAGATACTCCATAGCCAGAGGGCCACGACATATGTTCTCCAGCAATTTAATGAACTTTTCTACATTGAAGTAGGTAAGGCTGGAAATGTTATCCATGTAGGCTTTCCAGGCATATTCAATAGGCGTACCTTTTAATATCTCCGCCATATCTTGCTTTGATGGCTCCCATATATCTACCTGTGAATAGCCATACGACATTGAATATACCCCATCCCTTTCCTTTACAGTTTTTCTGATGTGCGGAGTAATTTCCCAAAAATATCCAGGCTCTCCTAACCGTGTTAATCCAATAGATTGCTTGTATATTTTGTGATCATCTGCTGCATATACTGCCCCCTTGCCAGGAACAAATACATAATAGGCATCTATCACCTGGAAGGGCTTATCTTTCCATGGCTTATCACTGTATCCAATAAAATATGTGTATACGGCCATGCATGTTATAATGTTCGGGTCTTTTACAGATTTAGCGAAATGATATGATAGTATAGGTTGTGGGAAATATGTGCCTTTTCGCCATGTGTGATGTACATGAACTGTGGTGGCACAATTTGGACAGGTGGCCTGTGTTTTGTGATGATATCTATATGCTTCGCTATATGGTATAACCACCCGACCACAGCAAGTACAGTACGCTTTTTGGCGGTCCTGCTTATCATAGCAATAGAGGGTATGATACCGGGCTTTTTTCTCAATATCCTTCTTGAACTCTTTTGGGATGCTTCTTGGAAAATGCCGGAGCAGCTCCTTCATATTCTTTGGTAACTCATAGCTCATAGCATATCCTCCATGGAGAAATCATCCAGAGAGAAGCCCTTGGCCTCTGGTTCCTTGGCTGGTTCCTGAGGAATATCCGAAACCGGTTGCGGTTTTGTGGTAATTTCCACTGGGGCTCCATATGGCTTCCAGCGGGTGGAATATTCCATGATGATACGATACATCAGCCCACCCTCCAGCTCTTTTTGAATATCATCCTTGGCCATACCGTAATATTCCATAACTATGGCCATAGCCTTTGGAGGGTCAATAACAGCTGACATGCCGCTCTTGATTTTCTCAGCCTCTTTACGCATAAATTCATAGGCACCCTTTATGGTTTTATCCTTAGTCATAATAAGACCGGCGGCTTTATCGTCTACCGCTATCCAACACATGATCATCTGCTGGAGCTCTGCCACCGGTCCCTTACATTTTTCTTTTTCTATTTTCTGCATTGCCTGTTCTTTCATATGCTCAACTCCTATATCTCTTGTTGCCAAACCGGCACATATAAAGCATTGGTATAAAATGTCTGCATTGTCGACAATGCTCAAAATGTACCAATCCCTTGTACTGGGGACAGCGAACACCGGAATGAACGCCGTCCCCGCATACCTTACATTCAATTTGATTTGTGCTGTTTTCTTTGCTATACTTCATATAGAACATTTTTGATTGCATTGCTTGTTTGGCTGTCGGTCCCCACCGGCAGCCGCTTTTTTTACTTCAAAAATGGGCTCATGACATAGGCATAGTACATGGCCCCTGCGACTCCGCTCATAAATCCAACTATGAGCAATATCAGCCACCAGCCTTCCTCTGTAAAGAATGGAAGCCGGGTGGTCTTTTTATTGCATTCATCCAGCAAATCCCCTGATGTTTTCATGTCTTGTCCTCCTTATATTGGTCTGTCCAACCAGCCACAAAGCATCATCACCAGCAGAAATATCCCCGGGGCAATTACCCACCGTCTGAAAATCCTCCAGTCCTGAGCGTGATGCTGCAACTGGGCCAGCTCGTACTTCTTCATGCGGTACCTCCCTCCTGCCTGCACTGGCTTGTCATAAACTTATGCAGGTCGCTGATTCTAAATTTTCTGCAGCTCTGCCCTGGCATTATCCAGCATGGCAGCAGCTTCTTTTCCACCAGAGTGCAGACATAATTCTTGGAACAGCCTAAAATTTCCGCAGCCCTGTGCAAAGTGACAAATCCATCTGAAATGATAGGTAATGCCCTCTCCTGCTCCTTCATCTCCTTAAGTAGTAGGAGAATAGCAGGATTCTCCTTGGTCAGCTTGTCTATCTCGCGGATAGCGTCCAATGTCTCAACGATATCCATACAAGATACCTCCTTTCGTTCATCTGATAAGGCCATGACAGCCTGCAAGTTGTAATTGATTTTGTGTAAGTATGCTGTGAAGGGGGGGGCACCATCCTTTTTTTTAAAAATATCTTGCAGGCCCTCAAGGCCCCATCAGTGTGCTTCTTTAACTGCTCATTGCTTGTTCAGCTTTGCGGCGTGCTTTTCGGCCCTTTCCTCATCTGATGTGAAGTGGGCATCCGGCGCATACTCTATATTGCCGGCGTGCAATGGCTCCGATACATCACGAAGCCGCCCCACTATATACATCTTCATACCGCCTAACATACGGCTGAATACTTCCCACTTGCCTGGCATATTGCCCTCATACTCTCGCTGATCCATCTTGCCACCTACTTTTATTTATTCTTAAAGAACCTTGCGGACTCCGTGACTGGTATCCCCGCCTCAGTTGGGATATAGATTACCTGGTCATGGCTCTCCTTTAATGCTTCTATCCAAAGGTAATGGATATAGGCATCATTATTCTGGAGGCTGTCACCAATTATTTTGTTTGCCTGGGCCACACCCTCGGCCCTTATAATTTCAGCATTAGCCAGCGACTTGGCACTTTCTTCCTTTGCCTTGGCTTCCTGCACTGCTATCTGCCTATTTTGCTCAGCTTTGGCAAGTTCAGCCGCGCCCTCCTGTTCCTGCTGCCAAACATTATATTTAGGGAAACCAATGGCTATACTTATTGTCACAGCCATTCCAACTACCAGAATCAGAATAGGGCCCGCCATTCGTACTAAAAACGGTTCCTTCTTGGCTGATTCTGAACTGCATCCATTACTGTACCTACGCCTATCGTCCTCATGAGCTATAATCCAAAGGATTGAACCAAAGAATAAAATCATAGTTGCTAATCCGATTATTCCTGCTACAAATAACATTGTGTTTACTCCTTTCGCTTACTTGACTAGTCTTGCAATATCTGCTTTACCTGAATTGAGGTCAACCTCAATACTTTTTTGAGTCGTTCGTGACCCTTGGGTCATGGAATCCTTCATATTTTGGCTTATAGTACCAGCACCATGGCTCTGGCAGCTCCGGCACTATTCCAGTCTCCAAGTCCAGATTACACTGTACCCGCAGTGTGACCTGGGCTACTCTTTTTTCCATGCTGTTCATTTCTACCTTAAAGGCCTGAACCCGTGGGACTTTCTTGCCGTCAATGTACACCTCAGCAATAGGGCCAGATGTAGTGATTTTGATATTGGCAATTCCCTCATGCTCTCGCTGATCCATTCTATCCAACTCCTGTATATCCATTCTCCGCCCCTCCTTTCGTTTGTCTGCTTCTTCACCAGCTCCCAGCAGGATTTTTCCCCTTGCTGTCGAACCTCCCATAAATAGGAGGTGAGCCGTATGGCCGTTTTTGTTAAAATCTCAGATGTTATAAAGATGATGAAAGAGCTTCGTAATGAGGGTTACAAGGAAGTTTCATTCACCATTGATGAAGAAGGTGACCCTGAGGTAGGTATGCCGCCAAGTGTTATGGTAGATGCTTTAGATCCAGAAGGTATCTTTGACGCTGTATCTTGTGACAATATCGAAGGTCGTAATGTCGACATATTATGATTGATAATGTAAGGGATTTCTTCTTCACCTTGTGATTTACGCAACCAATTTACCTTTCGGATTGCTTCTTTTAAAGCTGTTAGCATTCTTTTATCTTCCCCTGTGATAGTAATTGTTACTATTGCAGGGATTTTTTTGCTTCTAACCGAAGATGCTGCCATTCTCCGCCCCTCCTTTCGCTTGTTCGCTTGTTCGCTCACAGCTGGTTTTTGAACTTATTGATAAAATAAACCTGTCCTTTGCCGGTAACCTTGGTGGGGCGTGTGATACGAACTGAACCATCTGGGTTATTAATGGTGCGTTCAGTTACATCGAACAGCTTAAGCTCCATGGCTTTCTGCGTTGGCTCATTATCTTTCATAAGATATTTATGCTCCCGCAACCACTTAAAGAGCCGGTTCTGCCCAATATCAATGCCATTCTGCTTAATCAGTTTGGCAAGCTCCCCAATAAGTATGGATTGCTTACTGCTACATACTGCATCAGCAAAGGTAATCTTGGGCTGTGCCTCCTGCAGCTTTGTGGTCAAACTCATGATCTGACGGTCAGCTATCTTTAAGGCACGGCTCATAATCTTCTCTGGGCTGTTCCAGTCCTTCTCCAACTGGATGAAATACTGGCGGGCCTCTTTGCCTTTTTCGTTACGCTGGAGCATGGCAATCTCTTTGGCCATATCGAGGGACAATTCATGGTTGATTATGGTCTGTCTGCCTCCATTTGGGTTGTGGACATTTTTGTCCGTAACCCAAAAATCCGCTCCCTCACTGAATCCATACTCACACATTCTTGGAAACCATTTATGATATGGTGTTTCAACCTCCAGGAACATGTGCAACTGTCTGCCATCAATCTTGATAACTTCATCTTCTTCATTATTTGTTACTACTAAATCTCTCATTTGATCTCCTTTCGATTACGCGTTGTCTCATTTATGAGACATCAGGGGCAAAAAAAATTTTATTAATATCATCTGCTGATAATTCTAAAATTTTTCCTATCGCATATGCTTCTTTTATAAGCATATTGTCACCAGAATTATTAATCTTGCGATACATGCTGGCAGTGCTTATACCAACGGCTTTCGCAACACTAGCAACAGATAATCCCTTTTCGACCATTTTTCCTTTAAGCATGTTTGTGTTAACCAAATCACTTCAATCCTCCTTTTAAGGTTATAGGGTTTATTTTAATTCACGACTTTATAGTATCGCAAATTTGAGATTATTGCAAGCATTTTTTCTCAATATTGAAATAATTTTATTTCCTAGCAAAAATCCATTCTCATATTTTAGAAAATGTGTTACTATGTAAGAAAGCAAAGTGAGGTGTCTTAAATGTCAAATATTGGACAAAGGATAAAAGAACGGAGAATAAAAGTTGGACTTACTGCTGACAAATTAGCAGAGAAACTCAAAAAGAGTCGTGCTACTATATATAGATATGAAAGCTCTGATGCTGATAATATGCCAATCAGTATTTTAGCCCCATTGGCTAAAGAGCTAGGAACTACTCCAGCTGAACTTATGGGCTGGGCTGGGCCTCCACCAAAAGTGACCACACATTTAACATTTGGCAGTGATTCTCCTGAACATGATTTATACCAATATTACATTCGCCGCCCTGAAGCGGTACAAAAAGAAATCATTAAGCGCTTGAAAGATATGGATGTTACCTTCTCAAAGAATGTATGCAAGTTATTACAGGACTCTGGCGGCGTAGATGAATTTATGAAGTATACAGGGATTCAGTTCGCCATTGTGGGCAAGCTGATGCAGGGTGAACCTACAGAAGTGTCTCCCGATGAAGCTGAAAAAGTTGCTGCCTTTTTCAAAACAGATGTTGTTGATTTGTTCTTTAATTCCAGTGTTAAAAAATCAGACGATGGTGACCGTACACCACAAAAGGGAAAAGAGAAATCCGGCATTGACTCTATATGGTCCAGGGAAAGACATCCAGAGGATTTTTCCAGGGAGGATACTTCTGTCGGAGAAAGCCTCAGACCTTATTTTAAGGTTATTTTTGAAAAGAATTATTCGATTGATGGTAAAGAAGAAAAGTGCTACGAGCTTTGCAAACATAGGGGACTTAACTTATTTATCCGGAATGTTTGGTTTGATATAGAACATCATAACCAACTAGATAGCGGAGATATCTATCGTGCCTATGAAGTTATAGCAGAATTGATAGCAAAAGATCCTGATATTTTTATGGAAAGATATGTAAATCATATGGATAAGGAATTTGCAAAGCACCAGCTAGAACAATACATAAAAAAACATTTCAGAAAATTATAAGTATCCTACCTTCACGCCGGCATTGGTTACCACCCTAAGAGCACTGTTCACTTTTTGCACATTGCTTTTCAACTGTCGAGGAATCCTCGGAGGTTGGTTTCCGAATCCGGTTGCGGATTTGAACTGTTTCCAAATCGGAAATTGTTCAAATAAAAAAGCCACCCATGAGAGGCGGTTATGAAAGGAATTGATATCATGTTTTTCTTCTTTTTTGATGATGAAAATTTAGAACAGGGCGAATCCCTCTTTGATTCCATAAAACATGTGAATGAGTACGGGCAGGAATATTGGACTGCCAGAGAGCTTTTTGGTGTTTTAGGTTATAAGCAGTGGCGTGATTTTAAGAAGGTTATCGAGAAGGCTGTTCGGTCTTGTGAGACCAGTGATAATAAGGTGTCAGACCATTTTGCGCGAACACGCAAAATCGTAAAAGCTGGAGCAACATCTAAACCTATTGAGGATTACAACCTCTCTCGTTATGCTTGTTACCTTATAGCCATGAACGGTAATCCTTCCGTGGAGGAAATTGCCCTGGCTCAGACCTACTTCGCAGTTAAAACCAGACAGCAGGAGCTGATTGAGCAATATGACCAGCTGGATGAAAATGCAAGGCGGCTTGCTGTTAGGCAGGAGCTGAAAAAGCATAACAGGTTCCTGGCTGATGCCGCCCACGATGCTGGAATTGACAACCCGCGGGATTATGCAATTTTCCAAAATCATGGTTATATGGGGCTTTATGGTGGTTTAACTGCTGCTGCGATCCATAAGCGCAAGGGCCTAAAGAAAAGCCAGCATATTCTTGACCACATGGGCCATGAGGAATTGGCTGCCAACCTATTCCGGGCCACCCAGACAGAAGCCAAAATGCGCCGTGAGAATATCAAGGGCCAAGATGCTGCCAATAAAACACATCTGGAAGTCGGGCAGGCAGTCCGTAATACCATAAAGGAATTAGGTGGTACTATGCCGGAGGATTTGCCAACACCCGACAAGAGCATCAAGCAACTGGAGCGGGAACAGACCAAGCAATTAAAAGATGGTGATAATTAAAAAGCCGCCCCCTGCGGTAACAAGAGACGGCCCGCACAGGCTCCCGTAGGAGTATACTGCACTCTCAATTAGAGTATACACCACCTATGGGGTTTTCGTAAACTATCAGGAGGTGTTATATTATGGCTACTGTACGCACACGAAAGCGCGGAAAAACATACAGTTATATATTTGAGGCTGGAAAGACTCCGGACGGGAAGCGCAAGGTCGTGGAAAAAGGCGGCTTTGCCACAAAAGAAGAGGCCTATAATGCCGGAGCTGATGCATTCACCAGCTTCAAGCATGGCAATCTAGGTATCATATCCGAGAAAATATCTGTGGCCGATTACATTGATCTTTATTATAAATCCCACAGCACCAAGGTTAGGGTCTCCACAACCAGAATATATAAGGTATATATAAAGCACATAAAGGAGCATCTTGGAAATATAATCCTCCAGGAACTGAAGCCGCGCAATGTTGATGCCATGATTCAGAAAATGTATCTTGCAGGTCTTTCCTATGCATTTATCAATGCCACCAAAAGTTTTCTGTACACGGCTCTGGATTACGCTGTATATCCGGCAGAACTTCTCAGTTCAAATCCGGTAGTTAACATAAAGGTTCCTAAATCAGCCCCCAAAAATGTGGTACAAAGAAGTATTGTATTGCATGATGATTTCACGAAATTGCTTGAAGCCGCAAAAAATAGAAAACATGACTATGTAACTCCTATCATGATATGTTATCATACAGGTATGCGTAAGGGTGAAGTCCTGGGCCTTCTGTGGGATGATATAGACTTTGAGGCCGGTACGATTACGGTAAGGCATCAACGGGATTCAACAGAATATTCCCGCATGCTGCAGCCTCTCAAAACCGAGAGCAGCTATCGGACCATATATGCCAGCAAGGATTTACTGCAATACCTTGAAGAGAAAAAGAAACACATTACTGCACTGTACAGAACTTTTGTAGATGATGAGGGTATTTGTATGCAGACCACCTCTGATACAGCTCCTGAAGGCCATACCGAAATATTCCCGGTATGCTGTGATGATAACGGCTGCTTATTTGCTCCCAGCGGTTTCAGCAAGTTCTTAGGGAAACAGGGGCTCAACGCTCACAGCTTCCGTCACACTCACGCAACTTTTATGGCGGAGGCAAATAGTAATCCAAAGAATATTGCCGCCCGTCTGGGACATAAAACCACATCCATTACACAGGATTTGTATACGCACATAACGGATGTTATACAGAAGGAGGCCATGATTTCCTTTGAAAACAAACTCCAAGACATGCAGACAAAATAG